CAAGCGATAAAATTATTTAGAGAATATAAAAAACAACTAAAGAAAGGAAACTAAAATGAAAGTAGCCAGCAGGGCTGGTCAAGCTTCAAGCCGCAAGCTTCAAGCGTCAAGCTTGACAATAAAGAATAAAGGATTATATAGGAGATATGAAAGTATTAGAAGCAAAGAAAATAGTTGAAGGCTTTACAAGAACTTCAAAAATGCCAGGCCTTAGTTACAGCTTACCAGCATGGGAATGCAAAACAGGCTCCAAGCTTCGGAAGGTTAAAGGAAGCGTTTGCAGCATGTGTTACGCTCTGAAAGGTAACTATACCAGATATCCAGCAATTAAAGCTGCACAGTACCGGAGACTTGAAGCAATGAAGAATCCAGCCTGGGTCGATGCAATGATCACCGTTATAAAAAGACAAGATTATTTTAGATGGCACGATGCAGGTGACGTCCAAGATCTAGATCATTTAAATAAAATTTTTACAATTGCAGCTGCAACACCTAACACTAAGCATTGGATGCCCACGCGGGAAGCATGGATTAAAGACCACCTGGACCGGTGCCCTAAGAATTTAGTAATAAGATTTTCACCGCCAATGATTGGACAGCGTAACGATACCTGGCCAAATTCCTCGATGGTAGTTGAAAAAGATGCAACTTGCCCCGCTCCTACTCAGGCGGGCAAGTGCGGAGACTGTAGGGCCTGCTGGGATCCTGCAATTAAAGTCGTAAGTTATGGCAAACATTAATGGTTTGGAGACATCCTAAATATTACAAAGAGCTAGAAAAAATCCGGAAAGAGTTCGAGAGGCGGCAAGCGG